TGTACATTTTTTCTCGTGCGAAAATAACGATTAAAAGAAAGGAGTGATTTTATTGGAATATAAAGGAATAAATTACCTACGTAAAAAGCTTGCATTGACTGATTGTAGAGTAGATTTAAGATATAGACAGTATGCAATGAAATTTAATGATGAACAATTTGGAATAACCATCCCACCGCAGCTAAGAAATCAATATAGGTCAGTTTTGGGCTGGTGTACAAAGGCTGTAGATAGTCTTGCTGATAGATTGGTATTTCGTGAGTTTGAAAATGATGATTTTAAAGTTAACGATATATTCAAACAAAATAATCCGGATATATTTTTCGATAGTGTTATCCTATCCTCACTTATAGCATCTTGTAGTTTTGTGTATATCTCAAAAGTTGGGGAGGATATTCCACGATTACAAGTTATTGAAGCTAGTAATGCTACTGGAATATTAGATCCTATAACAGGACTATTAACTGAAGGATATGCAATTCTAAAAAAAGATGAAAATGATAAAGCACTGTTAGAAGCTTACTTCACAGATAAAGAAACTGTGATTAATGATAAGAGAACAGGTCAATCAACAGTAATAACAAATACTGCTGGTATTCCATTGTTAGTACCTGTTATTCATGCTCCTGATAGTGTGAGACCTTTTGGTAGGTCAAGAATAACAAGGTCGGGAATGTACTATCAGAAATTAGCTAAAAGGACGTTAGAAAGGGCGGATATTACAGCAGAGTTTTATTCATTCCCTCAGAAATATGTGTTAGGAATGGATGTTGATGCCGAACCACTTGAAACATGGAAAGCGACTGTTTCTAGTATGTTGCAAATCACAGTCAACGAAAACGGCGATAAACCAACAGTAGGACAATTCACTACTCCGTCAATGTCACCATTTACTGAGCAACTAAGAACAGCTGCAGCTTTATTTGCTGGAGAAACAGGACTTACTCTTGATGATTTAGGTTTTGTGTCTGATAATCCATCTTCAGTTGAAGCTATTAAAGCAAGTCATGAAAATTTAAGACTTGCTGGAAGAAAAGCACAACGCTCTCTAGGTAGCGGACTTTTAAACGTTGCTTACGTTGCTTGTTGCTTAAGAGATGATTTTAAATACAATAGAAGTCGATTTATTGACACTAAACCAAAATGGGAACCATTGTTTGAGGCTGATGCTAATATGCTTACTTTAATTGGTGATGGTGTAATTAAACTTAATCAAGCATTGCCAGGATATATTAATTCTAATGTAATTAGAGATTTAACTGGTATTAAAGGTGATATGAACGCTACTCCGAAAATTGAGGAAGTAGAACAAAAAACTACTAACTCAGAGGATAAGAAAAATAATAGAGTAATTTCTACATATGAGATTACTTCACTTTTAAGTAACTATCAAAAAGGAGTACTTTCTAAAGAAAATGCTATTTTACTTCTTACATCTACGGGAATGAGTAAACAAGAAGCAGAGGTAATGTTAAATAAAACTGAAATCTTGGAGAAAGTAAATGAGTAACGATCTATTAGGACGTATTACTCAAACGTTCGAGAAACGCTTAAAAAATGTAAGTATTAAAGCTACCTCCTATGAGAATGTAAATGATTATGCAGTGGCTTTAGGAGAAATCCTAACCACTGCATTTAATATTCATATTACTGAAAATCCTGGAGAGATTATTGAACAAATTCTTAATGATAGATTAAAAGAAAATCATAGATTAATAACCGATTTTGGTAAAATGGTTCAAGATATTTTGAATAAACAAGCCAAAATTGGTTTAGAAACACAAATCCCTCAAATAAATCAAAGTAGAATAGATGGATTAGTAAGCAGGTTAAAAGAAGATGATTTTGAACAGTCAAAATGGTTGTTAGGTTCTCCTATAGTCAACTTTAGTCAGTCTGTAGTAGATGATATGGTGAGAAAAAATGCTGAATTTCATTATAAATCGGGCATGAGTCCTAAAATCATTAGAAAAGAAACTGGTAAGTGTTGTAAATGGTGTAAAAATTTAGTAGGTACATATAGATATCCTGATGTACCTAAAGATGTATATAGACGACATCAAAACTGCCGTTGTACCGTTGAATATATTCCTAAAAAAGGTGTTAGACAAGATGTTCATACTAAAAAAATAAAATATGAATCAAAAGAAGGTAGTAAAGAATTACCTTATACAAGTATCAAAGCAGAATGGTTGAAAAATTATAAAGAACCTAAAGTTATAGAAGCTAGGTATTGGGAATATAATGGGACTAAGTATTTTGTTGATGGAAAAAATGTTGTCTTAGATTACTCAGTAAAAGAAAAAGAAATTGCTGAACTGATAGCAAATAAATTTGGATTAGAAGTACAGTTAAATCCTAAATTTCATAATCCTAAAAATATTTCATGTCCAGATTATTTACTAAATGGAATAGCTTATGATTTAAAAGAAATAACTAGTATAGGAAAAAATAATATAGACACGGCCATAAAAAGTGGGAAAAAACAAGCTAGTAGTTTTGTGTTGGACTATACAAAATCGGGTTTATCCCGAGAAGATATAGATAAAAGATTGAATAGATTATATAAAAATCCACATAGAACCTGGGTTAAAAATATAGTATTAATAAAAGATAATAACATAGAAGATGTTATTAAAAAATAAAAAAAGAGATGTCGACCCCCCTCCAAAAATTGTGGGGGAGGAGGATAAACATCTCTTTTATTTATCTTTATTATAATATAAAAAATAAAAAAAGTCAATAAATTGCCCTACCGTATGGCATTAAACTAGGTGGATTGGAAAGGAGCGACTAAATGGGTAAATTTGGTAGACAAACTCCTACTCAATCGGTGATTTTAGACTATAACGAAAGTCGTTATCAAGAAGCTGTAAATCTATATAAAAGAACTAAGTTAGATGTGTATGATTGGCAGTTAAATTTATTAAAAGCAATAATGGCAACTGATGAAGAAGGATTGTGGACACATCAGAAATTTGGATATTCGTTGCCACGTCGTAATGGTAAGACTGAGATTGTGTATATTCTTGAAATTTGGGCTTTACATCAAGGTATCAACATTTTACATACAGCACACAGAATTAGTACTTCTCATTCATCTTTTGAAAAGGTAAAAAAATACCTTGAGAAGATGGGATATGTTGACGGAGAGGACTTTAATTCTATTCGTGCAAAAGGTCAAGAAAGAATTGAGTTATATTCCACTGGTGGAGTGGTTCAATTTAGGACTAGGACTAAAAATGGTGGACTTGGTGAAGGTTTCGATTTAATGATAATCGACGAAGCACAAGAATATACGATTGAACAAGAATCAGCTTTGAAATATACAGTTACAGATAGTAAAAACCCTATGACAGTAATGTGTGGGACACCTCCTACACCAGTGTCAATAGGGACTGTCTTTACTAAATATCGTGAATCTTGCTTATTCGGAAAGAGTAAATACTCTGGATGGGCGGAGTGGTCTGTCGAGACTGAAAAAGAAATTAACGATGTTGAAGCTTGGTATAATTCTAATCCCTCTTTAGGTTATCACTTAACAGAAAGAAAAATTGAAGCTGAGCTTGGGGAAGATAAGCTAGATCACAATGTTCAACGTCTTGGATTTTGGCCGTCATTCTCTCAAAAATCTGTAATTAGTGAGAGAGAGTGGGACGGATTGCAAATAAACGGAAAACTTAATTTTAAAGGTAAGTTATTCGTTGGTATTAAATACGGAAATGATGGAACTAACGTAAGCATGAGTATAGCTGTTAGGACTAACGATGAACGTATTTTTATTGAAACCATTGATTGTCAAAGCTTAAGGAATGGTAATATGTGGTTGATTAATTTCTTGAAAAATGCTGATGTAGCAAATATCGTTGTGGACGGTGCAAGCGGTCAGAAATTGCTAGAAGAGGAGTTAAAAGACTACAAGATAAAGAACATTATATTACCAACCGTTAAGGAGATAATCACAGCTAATTCAGTTTTTGAACAAGGTATATTCCAAAAGACTATTTGTCATAACGGTCAACCGTCATTAAGGAAAGTAGCTACAAATTGCGAAAAACGTAGTATAGGTAGTAACGGTGGATTTGGATATAAGTCACAGTTTGATGATATGGATATTTCGTTATTGGATAGTGCATTACTTGCACATTGGGCTTGTCATTCGATTAAGCCTAAGAAGAAACAAAGGATAAGCTATTAATTAGCTTAAATTACCGAACGGTCGGGTAAACCGGATAAAAGGAGATTTTAAAATGACAGAATTTAAAGTAATTGAAACTCAAGAACAATTAAATGCGATTATCAAAGCAAGATTAGATCGTGAGAAAGAAAAGTATTCTGATTATGAAAAATTATCAGAAAAAATTAAAAATTTAGAGACGGAAAACTCAAACTTGAAACAAACTATCACGGAAAAAGAAACAAGTGAAAGTACGAACCTAACTAGAATTACTGAACTTGAAAAAGATGTTACTAGTTGGAAACAGAAATCACTTAAGCAACAAATTGCAATGAAAAACGGTCTACCGTTTGACTTGGCAGACAGACTTCAAGGTGATAGTGAAGAAAGTTTGAATGAAGATGCTGAACGTCTAGCATCATTAGTAAATGTAAAAAATTATACACAGCCATTAGCTGATAAAGAACCTGCTTTTGAAACAAAAGGAGTAGTGGATTCAGCGTGGCGTGATGTTGTTAAAAATTTAAGATAAAAAAAGGAGAATAAAAAAATGACAGAATCTACAGCGACAAAAAAAGGAACTTTATTTAAACCAGCATTAGTAACAGAAATTATGAACAAAGTGCAAGGCCACTCAACTCTTGCAAAATTATCAAATCAACAACCTATCCCGTTTAATGGAACTGAACAATTTATTTTTAATTTAGAAGGTAATGCACAAATTGTAGGAGAGGGAGATTTAAAAGGAGCAGGAAAAGCTGTAATTACTTCTAAAGTTATTACACCACTAAAATTTGTATATCAAGCACGTATTACAGATGAATTTATGTATGCTTCAGAGGAGAAAAAACTAGACTTTTTAAAACATTATGCAGATGGATTTTCTAAAAAAATTGCTGAAGCTTTTGATATTGCAGCAATTCACGGATTAGAACCAAAAGGCTTAACTGAAGCAAGTTTCAAACCTACTAACTCATTTGATGGATTGGTAACAGGAAATGTTGTGACTTTTAATGCAGCGACTATTGATGAAAATATTGATGCAGCAGTTCAAACTATTGTTGCAACTGACAATGAAGTAACTGGAATTGCAATGTCACCAGCTGCAGGACAAGCAATGTCTAAAGTTAAAGTCAATAACGTTGTACAATTCCCAGAATTTAGATTTGGACAACGTCCAGATAATTTCTTTGGAATGGATTTAGATATCAACAAAACTTTAACTGTGCAAGGTACTGGAACTAAGAAAGACCACGCTATTGTTGGTGACTTCCAAAACAGATTTAAATGGGGATATGCTGAAAACATTCCTATGGAAATTATCGAATATGGAGATCCAGATGGAACTGGTAGAGATTTAAAAGCATACAATGAAATTCTTTTACGTGCTGAAACTTATATCGGATGGGGAATTCTTGACGAAAAAGCATTCGCTCGTGTAGAAGAAGCATAGGAGGTAATTTATGTACGTTTATAAAAATAAAGAAACCGAAGTAGAGATAGTAACAGAGAGTGAACTTTCAGGTGATTGGGAGCTTGTAAAAGAAGTTACGAAATCTACTAAAAAAACTAAGTCAGAAGAGGAATCTGACGAAGAATAGAGGTGTAATATGAATACACTTGAACCGTTTGCTAGCGTTGATGATTTAGAAATTTTATGGAGAAAAGTTGAAATTCATGAGTTGTGCCGCTCTGAGGAACTTTTAAGAACAGTTTCACACGTTCTTAGAGTTGAAGCTAAAAAAGTTAAGAAAGACTTAGATTTATTAGTTAAACAAGATGAAAGTTATTCTTATCTTGTAAAATCAGTCGTTGTTGACATTGTGGCAAGAACTCTCATGACATCTACTAATCAAGAGCCTATGACTCAATATTCTGAGTCAGCTCTTGGTTACTCTGTTTCAGGCTCGTTTTTAGTGCCTGGTGGAGGGCTTTTTATAAAAGATAGTGAATTGAAACGTTTAGGATTAAAAAAACAACGATATGGAGTAATTGATTTCTATGGCATTAATTAAAGGCATAGAAGTAGTTTTGATAGATAAAACAGAAAATGGAGTGGATGAATTTAATCATCCTATTTTTGTTGATAAAGAAATAGTCGTAAAAAATGTGATAGTAGCCCCTGTTAAAACTGAGGATGTCACAAATGTAGTTAATTTAACTGGTAAAAAAGCCGAATATCAGCTGGGAATACCTAAAAGCGATAAAAACACTTGGGAAAATAGAGAAGTTGTATTTTTTGGAAGAAAATGGCGAACTATAGGTATTCCGCAAGAGGGTATTGAATCAATGATTCCATTAAGTTGGAATAGAAAGATTATGGTAGAGAGATATGAGTAAAAAATTTGAATTAAACTATAACGGTGTGGCAGAACTAATGAAAAGCCCTGAGATGATTGAAGTACTTAGAGATAAGGCTAGAGGTATTCAAGAAGCAGCAGGGGACGGTTATGAAATTAATTCATTCGTAGGTAAGAATAGGGCTAATGTTAGTGTTAAAACTAAAACACGTAAGGCTATTAGAGACAACAACAAAAATAATACGCTATTAAAGGCTATGAGATAATGATTGAACTTATTGTCAAAGAATATCTATCAAAAACACTTAATATACCAATTGTTTTTGAACATCAGAAAAATTTACCTAAACAATTCATAGTAATTCAAAAAACAAGCGGAAGCAGAGAAAACTTTTTAAATTCATCAACAATAGCAATTCAAAGTTATGGAGCTTCTATGTTTGAAGCTGCTAAGTTAAACGAAAAAATTAAAAATCTAATGTATGACTTGATTACCGTGTCTGAAGTTTCAAAAGTTAGTTTAAATAGCGATTATAACTATACTGATTTAGAGACTAAAGAATACCGATATCAAGCTGTATTCGATATTCATTATTATTAAAAAAAGGAGATTAAAAAATGGCAAATGTAAGCAATGTAACATCAGCAAAACCAAAAATAGGTGGAGCTATTTATTCAGCACCATTAGGAACGGCTCTTCCTACTGATGCAACTACAGCATTAAATACTGGATTTAAAGCGTTAGGATATATTTCAGAAGATGGGCTAACTAACGAAAACACGGCTAGTACTGAGAATGTAAAAGCATGGGGTGGAGATATTGTTGACACTGTGCAAACAGAAAAAACAGATAAATTTTCTTATACTTTAATTGAATCATTAAATATTGATGTGTTAAAAGAAATTTACGGAAAAGATAACGTAAGTGGAGATGTCACAACAGGAATTACGATTAAAGCTAATACTAAAGAATTATCACAACATGCAGTTGTTATTGAGATGGTTCTAAAAGGAGACATCTTGAAACGTATTGTAATTCCTAACGGAAAAATTAGTGAAGTAGGAGAAATTAAATATGCTGACTCTGAAATGGTCGGGTTCGAAACTACTCTAAATGCATTCCCAGATACTGATGGAAATACTCACTACGAATACATTAAAAAAAAATAAAGATAGGAGATAAGTAGGATGAAAAAATTAACAGGTGTAACCAAATCAGGATTCGCATATTCTATTTCAGAAAAAAATGTTAGAAACTATGAGTTAGTAGAAGCGTTAGGAGAATTAGATACTAATCCTCTTGCTTTACCAAGAGTGATGAATCTTTTATTAGGAAAAGAAGGAACAGAAAAATTAAAAGATCATGTTAGAGATAAAGATGGGATTGTAGACACTGAAAAAATAACAGCAGAACTTGAAGATATCTTTAAAGCTCAAGAACGATTAAAAAAATAGTAATCCTTGCTAGTATGTTGAATACTGATGAAGATGCTGTAATTTGTGACTTAGCTGAAACTTATCGAATCTATAATTACAAAGATATGCCACCAGAAACGGTGGCTATTTTTTGTAATGGCTTAAGAGATGACTCTAGAATTAAGATGAAAATGTCAGGTCAAAAAGTTAAGCTAGATACTATGTTGCTAGCTTCAACTGTGGATAGATTAAGTCTGTTAGTTTGGGCTAAAACAAAAGACGGACAAAAAGGTAGAAATAAACCTAAGTCACTTGTAGATGGTATCAATAAACCTGTTAAAGTTAAAGAGGAATTAGCATTCACAACTGGTGAGGAGTTTGAAAAAATAAGAAATAGAATATTGAAGGAAGGAGGATAATATGGCAACAAATTTAGGTAAAGCATATGTACAAATTATGCCTTCCGCAAAAGGGATATCAGGGATGATATCAAAAGAACTAGACGGAGAAGTCTCAAGTGCCGGAAAGAGTGCTGGGAGTACTCTAGTTTCAACAATTAAAAATGCAGTAATTGCAGCAGGGATAGGAAAGCTATTTGCAGCTTCACTTACTGAAGGTGGGAAACTTCAACAGTCACTAGGCGGTGTTGAAACATTATTTAAAAATAATGCTGATAAGGTTAAGCAGTATGCTAATGAAGCTTACAAGACGACAGGACTTTCAGCAAACGCCTATATGGAAACTGTAACCGGGTTTAGTGCTAGTTTAATTAAATCATTGGGCGGAGATACTGCGAAGGCTGCAAAAGTTGCAAATACAGCAATGGTTGATATGGCAGACAACTCTAATAAGATGGGTACATCAATGGAGCTTATCCAGAATGCATATCAAGGTTTCGCAAAACAAAACTATACGATGCTGGATAACCTGAAATTAGGTTATGGTGGAACAAAACAAGAAATGCAACGTCTGTTAGCTGATGCACAAAAATTGACAGGTGTTAAGTATGATATTAATAACCTTTCAGATGTTTATGAAGCTATTCACGTAATACAAGGTGAATTAGGAATTACAGGAACAACAGCAAAGGAAGCAGCTACAACGCTGCAAGGTTCGTTCGCCTCTATGAAAGCAGCGGCTTTAAACTTAATAGGTAATTTATCATTAGGACAAGACATTAAACCAGCCCTACAACAATTAGCTAGCACAACAATGACTTTTTTAGTGGGGAACTTTTTACCTATGGTTGGTAATATTTTAAAAGGTTTACCGTCTCTCGTGATAGGTGCATTCTCTGGACTAGCTGAACAATTAAGAGGAGTGTTTGGAGATGAAGTAGTAAATAAAATACAAGGATACCTAACACAAGTTTCTGGAGCAGTAGAATCATTTATTAATGTGTTGACAGGCTCAATTTCTAAACAAGAAGGAATAGACTTGATAAAAGCATTAGGAATAAATGAGAGAACTGCAGATTCAATTGTTAGTATCGCTGATAATATCCGAACTGCTTTTAAAAATGTTTGGGAAGCAATAAAAAATGTAGCAGCAATTGTTGGAGATTTTATTGGAGACCTATTAGGAATTAACAGTGCTGAGAGTGGCGTTAGCGGTGTAGCTTTAGCGTTTGAATTTTTAAGTAACGTATTAAAAGTAATATCACAATGGATAAAAAGTTTCACTTCATATTTACGAGAAAATCAGGTAGCACTTGCCTTAGTGAAAGTCGCACTAGGATATATTGTTGGTAAGTTCATAGCACTGAAGATACTCGGACCTATAGTTGCTTTAATAAATGGTTTCAAAACTGCTGTTATGGCAGCAAGAACAGCAATGGCAATTTTCAATGCTGTAATGATTTTAAGCCCTATGACTGCACTTATTGTAGGGATTACGGCAGTAGTAGCTGCATTAACTTGGTTCTTCACACAAACTGAAACAGGTAAACAAATTTGGCAAGGTTTTGTCAACTTTATAAAACAAGCTTGGCAAGGTGTAGTAGAATTCTTTAGTAGTATATGGAGCGGTATTTCAACAGGAGCAACAACCTTATGGTCTGGAGTTCAGGCTATTTGGAGTGCTGCAGTAGAAAAAATAAAAGCTTTATGGCAAGGTGTAACTGAATATTTCTCTAGTCTATGGTCTGGAATTCAGGAAACAACAAGCACAGCGTGGACTTTCATCACAACTTCAATAATGGCTATAGTTCAACCGTTTATACAAGGGTTTACTAATGCTTGGAACATTTTAAGAAATGGAGTTACATCTGTTTGGGATGGCGTTAAAACGACTATTCAAGGTGTTTGGGAATTTATTAAATCTATTGTAATGGGAGCAGTATTAATCATTATTGATTTTGTAACCGGGAATTTTGGGAAACTTCGAGAAGATTTAAAACTTATTTGGGATGGTATTAAAACAGCTATTCAGAAAGTTTGGGAAGGTATCAAAACAGTAGTATCAACAATAGTCAGTACTCTTATAGCATTATTAATAAATGCTTGGGAAAGTTTTAAAAATGGAATGATTGCTCTTTGGAGCTTCCTACAAACAACAGCTTCAACTATTTGGAACAGTTTAAAAACAGCTGTGGTAACGATAGTAACTGGATTAATTAATGGAATAAGAGCTTTATGGGAAGGATTTAAAAATTTCTTTTATTCTTTAATAAACGGTGTGAGAAATACAGCTGTCAACACATGGAACAGTATTAGGTCAAGTGTTGTAGGAATAATAAGTGGATTAGTGGGTGCAGCTCAGAATGCGTGGTACTCATTCAGAAACGGAGTTTCTAACTTAGTAAGTAGCGTTTCTAACATATTCTACTCATTAAGAAATATCAACTTATGGAATGCAGGTAGTGCTATTATGAACGGATTCCTTAATGGACTAAGGTCAGCTTGGGGAAGTGTTCGAAACTTTGTAAGCGGGATAGCTAGCTGGATTCGTGACAACAAAGGTCCGATTGAGTACGATAGGAAGCTACTTATCCCAGCTGGTAATGCAATTATGGAAAGTTTAAATAAAGGACTTACAGATAAGTTTGAATCTGTAAAGAATACTGTTAGTGGAATGGCTAAAGATATTAACAAAACTTTTACAAATGATATTTCAGATTTTGAAATAGGAGCTAGCGTATCTAATAATTTAAAAATTGAAGATATGAGTACAGCTGATTTTTCTTTAGAAGATAAGGATAGTAATGTTATTAAAGCGTTAGAAGTTGTACAAGACTTGTTAAAAGATATTTCAAATAAAGATATTAACACTTATTTAGACGGTGAAATTTTAGCTAAAAACTCATATGATAGACAAATGACATTTGTTAGAAGGGAGGGTATTTAATAATGATTAAGATTAATGATGTGATTTTACCTCCTAAAGACTATGTGTTAGTTGACGGCGGAGAGATTCAAGTAGCAAAAAAACGTATATCAGAAGAAAATAAAATATATGGCATTAACGGAACTTATATACTTCATGATGAAGCTTTTGAAAGTCAAGAACGTACTTTGAAAATCTCTGCTGTTAATTTTGCTAAAGTAATAGAATTAAGTAATCTATTTAAAGATTTCGATAATACAATAGAGTTTGATTATTTAAAATCATCTAAATATTATGCTGATTTAGTTGATATTACTTTCAATAAGCAAGGTAATTCAAGGTGGTTAGTTAGTGTTAAGTTGATGTTTTACCCGTTTAGATATACTAATGAAAGTACTGAAATAAGACTTACAGCTAAAGGCACTATTAATAATATCGGAAATGTATTTTCAGAGCCGATAATTGAAATAGAAGGAAGTGGAGAGGTAAGTTTGGCAATAGGTAGTCAAATTATGTTTTTAACTTTGGATAGTAAAGCGATTATAGATTGCAGACACAGAAGACAAAATATATATGATAAAAATAATGTTTTAAAAAATTCAATCCGTAAAAAAGGTGGTTTCTTTGAAATACAACCGGGATTGCAAGGAGTAGTAACTACCGGGAATGTTACAAGCATTAAAATAAAAGGCAATTGGAGGTGGCGTGTATGATCTATTTAAAAGAGGGAAAAATCCCTCTTAATTTTTCTTATAATGATGAAATAGAACACGAGGGAAATAGTAAATATCAATTAAGTTTCAAATTTCCAACAAATAATCCATTGTGGGAAGAGTTAGTAGAAGAGACGCTTTTACTAGCTGACGACTTACACGGGGAACAGGAATTCATCATATTTGAAGTAGAAAAACATCACGCTTATATTACTGTATATGCTAATCAAGTAGCTACGTTGTTAAATAATTATTCTATCACTGAAATAAGCGTTAATAACGCTAGCGGAGATAGAGTAATGAGAAGCCTTACAAGTAGTATCATTCGAAAACATAATTTTACATTCTCCTCTGATATAGCTAACACTCACAGTTTTAACTTAAAAAATGTGACAGTAGCAAATGCCTTATTTAGAGATAAACACTCTATAATAGGTCAATGGGGTGGAGATTTAATCAGAGATAAATATGATATTAGATTATTAAGTAATGGCGGAAGTAACAAAGAAGCTTTATTTATGTATAAAAAAAATCTAAAATCATACCAACAGAAAAAATCAATTAAAGATTTAAGAACTAGAATTCACTTTACTAAGACTATCAAATCTCAAAATGAGGGTGAGAAAGATAAAGTAATAGCTGTTACTGTTGATAGTCCGTTGATTAATAAGTATAAAAACATTTACGAGGGAAATTTAGATGTAAGTGACCAAGATGTTATAGATGAAATAACATTACGAAAATACGGCGAAAACTACTTCAAAACTACATTGTGTGATGTAATTGAAGAAAGTATAGAAATTGATGTAGTAGGTAGACCGGATGTACCTGTTGGGATATTTGACACAGTGACAATATTCCACGAGAAATTTAATCTTGATGTTAAGAAGAAAATTACAAAATATACTTACTCACCTATGGGACGTAAGTTAAAAACTATTGGTTTTGGTAAAATTCAATCTAATTTAGGAACTACACTGGCTAGCATGGTTGACAATGCAGTGGCAGAACAAGTAGAGAGCAAATTAGATGTTTTTAAAATTCAGAAAAATTTAGACCAGTTATTAAAGCTTGATAAGAAAAGTATTGAAGATAAACTAGTTGAGCTAGAAGAAAAATCAAAAAGTGCAGTTGAAGTTAAAAAAGCCTTATTCGAAGCTGACGGAGAAATTCCGGAAATAGTTAAGACTAGAATTCTTGATGCAGTTGAAGGTAATATCGCTAGATTGAAAACGATAATTACTGAAGCTGAAATGATTAAATCTATTCAAGCACAATTGAACTTTGCTGAAATTAAAAATGCTATGATTGACAAAGCATTTATTAAAACGTTAGTTTCTGATGAAAGTTTCAGACAACAATTTGAAGCTGGTGAAGTTAATACACAAAACATTTTTACTAAAATGCGTGATGCTATTCAATCTAGCATTAGAAAAGATTTCATAACTAAAGAAGAAACTAAGAGATTAATCAACGATTTAACAATTAGTGCTGACGGTATTCGTCAGATAGCTAACGAAGAAAGTATAAAAACTTACGAAAGTAAGAAAACAGAATTAAAAGGTTCAGACGGAAAAAATGCGTACGTGTTTAAGAAGTATTCGAACTTTGCTGACGGTCGAGAAATGAACGATAACCCGAATTCTCAATATATAGGGCTTTATACTGGTAGTAAATCGACAGCACCGACCGACCCAACAGAATATAGTTGGACTAAGGTCAAATTTGAAGGAAAACTGTATAAAGGTTATGCCAACAGCACAAACGGGTTAGATTTTACCGTTGTTGAACCGGACGATAATTCATTTCTATTAGCAAAAAATAGACCTCGTGTAAATATTACTAACGATGATGACATTAGCGATATTTGGCAAGCGAATATGTTTCTCTCTTTGAAACCTAACACTAAATATACACTTACAGCACGTGCAAAAGGGAATAACAACAAATTATGGGCTTATTTCAGAAACAACAAGACTTCACAAGAGTACTCTTGGGGACAACTAGAGTTCGGAAATGCCTTGCAAACTAAGAATATAGTATTTACGACAGGTAATGACGTAGATGATGTGTTATTTAAATTCATATTAGTACCGGAGGACGAAAATTGGACGGGTGTTCAGGTTGATTGGTACACAATTCACGAGAACGACAGACCTTACACAGATTATCCAACCAACGAGCCGGCACAATACCATAAATATAGATATTTTGGCTATGTTTTTAAAAACGGAACGCCAACAGCTGGTGACTTTGATTGGTTTGATATTCAACAAAAATCAATCACAGGTGACAAATATACACATTTAGTATATTCGGACAATGCTGACGGCAGTAATTTTGGGCGAGAACCAAAAGCTTATATGGGAATAGCAAGGACTACATCACCTGCTACGCCGACCGACAAAAAGGCATTTAAATGGGTTAGATTGAAGGGCGATGACGGAAAATCAGCACCGAACTTTAATCTATTACTAAATACGGAGATTAAGTCTAGCAACTCTTACACATTGAACGGTGCTGCACCTACTATTAATCAAAATGACTTTAATGGTCGCAACTCTGTAGAGATTAACAACAGAGGTTTAACAGGTAATGCCTGGAAAGGTATTTCTTTTATTAGCTCTAAGAAAGAGTTTAAAAGAGGAGATACTATTGTAATTAGACTACCTATCTACATTTACAGCGATACACCTGTAGACAACGGTATCCATTTAGCACTAAAATCTCACGTAGGTAATAAACAGATGGCAGGATTTAATCTTGATAGCGGGACTGCTAGAGATACATGGGTTATTAAAGAAATTGAGTACACAGTTCAGCAGGACTTCACATCTCAAAGTGATAATCTATTTTATATCTTTTCTACTAAGAACGGACATTTTAAAGTAGCTGAGCCTTATATGGCAGTTGATGGGGATATGCCAAGAGATTGGATGCCAAGCTTAGAAGACTTAAAAGCTCACTCATTATCAGCAAATGTAAGGATAGCTGGGACTTATGAAGGCAATAAAACTAATAACATTAAATTCTACGTAGATGTTTATTACGACGGAGAAAAGATAACTAGTGGATTTAACCTAACCGCTAAAGTATGGGGTGCTGATCTTAACAAAACACAAGAGAACGCAACATATAATAGCGACGGAGAGCTTACTAACGTTTATTACTCAAACGGAGTTAAAGACGGGACAACAATTAACATTAAGTTAGATGTTGAGTATCAATTTTTGAAAACTACTTGTTTTGCAAGGCTTGATAATCTTCCAGATACTGAACTTGTGAAAGAAATTACAAATAAATATAAAACATTTGATACGACATTAGAACAATTCAGGTCGCAAATTGGAGAGCTTAATGACAAACAATTTAAAGTTGCGATTAGGGGAGATAACCTTCTAAACTCAGCTGAAAAGAAAACAGGTAATAACCTAACTTATACAACGCTTGAGCCTATGAAACCTGGTAATACTTACACCTTAGTAGCTGATATAAGATATTTCCCTGCTAATCAGGAATTAAGAATATTTAACAGTGAAAGACAAAGACTTGTAGCTGGTGTAAACATGTTTACTTTTACAGTACCAACAGAAACAAGAACGATTAATTTAACTCCCTTAGATAATTCAACAGAAGTAAAAAATCTTGAAGTTTGGGAAGGAAATTTCAACGAAGGTTTGGAGAAAAACTCTTTTGATGCTGTAGCTGGTGGAATTAATAAACTGGTTACTCTTAAATCAATGAATGATTTTAAAGAGGGTCGCTATTACAAAATAATATTCGACACAACAGCCCCTAATAATAGTGCAATGTCTATTGATTTTAGTGAATATGTCCTTGCAAGCAGTGATGGTAAAGCTATTCCTAACACAAACTTCAAACCTATGACAGCTAAAGATAACGTATTATTTGCGAGGGTTTCTAATAAAACAAATGATAATAAAGACGTTGTGTATTTAGAATTCTCAGGGGATTTTGACAAATCACAGATTACTAATGTCAGATTTCATGAAATTAATTTAGGGTTCAGATATACGAAAAGAAATGAAACTGTAGATATCGCTTCTTTGATTAATCAGTCAAAAGAAGAAATTACCTTGAAATTATCAAAAACGTTAGCTACTGACTACATGACAAAAACGCAGACTGAAACATCTATTAAATTACTAAGAGATAAAATAGAAAATGTTGTTACTGATGAAAATTTTGGAACTACTCTAGTCCAAAATGCTAAAAGTTTAAAATTAGCATGGAATAATTATTCTAAATATTTTCAATTCGAAGATGAAAGCTTAATCCTATATGAAGGAAAGGCGGAAAGTGCCAAGAAAAGAGTTAAACTTGATTATCTTGGGACATCTTATTATGACCAAAACGGAGAGTTTTCCGGAGCGATAAGGGGTTATTACAAATCATTCTTTTGGGGTAGAGACGTAGGGTATTATTCAGGAATGAACTTTGTGATAAAAGCAAATGGTAGAGTAGGTTGGTTTGAAGAAACGGAAGAGTGGGGGCTCAAAACAGAAAGCCCGTTGTTAGTGTACAATTACAAACAAGATGACAATGACTCCGAGTTAAAAAATACGTTAATATCTTATGTTGATTTTGAAGTACGTAGAAATTCAACTTTTAAAGGTAATACGAATATTAGACATTTATTCGTAGCCGGTTCAGACAGCGACCCAGAAGGCTATTATCAAGGCCGAAATGTTGTTTTAAATATTAATGGTCTCCGTTTGACATTTAGAAACGGTGTGCTTACATAGTAAGGAGGAAAAAATGCAAAATGAAATATCAAAAAAATTAGGAATTGTAAAAGTGAAAAGTGACATCACTAAATTCACTGAAATTATGGCTAGAGATTATGAGTTAGAAGCTTTTGAAGTAACTGGGATTTTAGCTCAAGTTTTAATCGAATGGCAAAAAAGAGAATTGATTGAATCAAATGATGAATTCTCAAAAGTTTTAAAAGATTTAAACGAAAAACTTTCTACAAAAGAAGAACAAAATTAAAAGATATAAGGGCGGTGTATAACCGCTCTTTTTTAAGGAGGTGCAAACATTGCACATAACATTGGCGGAACTTGCTAATCAATATTATGAAGTATTTAACGACATTTATATTCACGCTTTAGCCGGAATAATAGTATTTGATATTATTACAGGACTTGCTAAAGCGTGGGTTACAAAAACGATTAACTCCACAATAGGAAGACGTGGATTAATAGAGCATCTGTTCGTACTAGTATTAGTCGTAACAGTATATCCTTATTTAATATATATAGGCTTTGAAGAGGTAGCGACAGCTTTTATATTCTTTTTCATAGCAACGTATGGTGTATCACTTATTGAGAACTTAGCAGCGATAGGTGTGCCTTTTCCAAAAGGGATAAAAAAGAGGCTAGAAAAACTAAGAGATGCATTTAATGAAAAGGAGTGATTCTATCTTGGAAAAAATAATTAGATTAAGCATTGAAAACACAACAAAAATAAGACAGGTTGAAGATAGTTTTTGTGAGCTGTATTCTCATGATAAAAATAACGGAGCCTTTGAGTTTGAAATTTCAAAAGGTACATTAACTAATGAAAATGTAGTAGCACTATTTAAATTCTTGAGAAGTGGTAGCTACTGGAAAACTACAGGATCTGTAGAAGATAATAAAATCAAATTTAACTTTGACACATCTTTAATCACTCAAAATGAAGAGGTTGTTTGTTATATATACCTTGATAAAGAAGAACGTAACAGCGACATATTCAGATTCAAATTCAAAGTAAATTTATCTGAAATAGATAAAGCTAGTCAACTACCGGAAAAAGAACGCTTTTTTGCTAATAGCATGATAGTAGATAGGGTGGATGTGCTTACTAAAGAAGACTTTGACAAAGCTATTAAGGAGATTGAAAAAGGTAGTAAATTCTTAACAGAAGCCCAAGCAAATGAAAAGTATGCTTTAAAAGGAGATATCCCTAACGTATCTGATTTTGTATCAAGTAAACATTTATCAGATTATGCTTTAAAGACTGAAATACCGAATAGTGAAACTATTGTAAATAAAGCAGTAGAAGAGGTTGAGAAAAAGGGATATTTAACCCAGCACCAGTCTTTAGCTAATTACGTGACTGAAACCCAGTTGACTGAAAAGGGTTATTTAACATCACATCAAGATATTAGTAATTTAGCTACAAAGAAAAGTGTTGAAGATGTTGAAAAAAAAGTTACTCAATTAGAAGCTAGACCAAGTTATGATGATAGTGAAATTAAAAGGGAAATCAAAGAATTAAAAGACAGACCGGTTACAGCTAATGTTGACACTAGTAATTTTGTAACAAATAAACAGTTAGAAGATAAGCATTACTTAACGGAACATCAACCGTTAACTGATTATGCGACTAAAGAAGAACTTAGAAAAGCTTTTTTAGATGATGAAAAACATGAGAAATATGTTAAAAAGACTGAATTACCGCAACCATATAACGACACGGATATTAAGAGTAGGTTGACAACGTTGGAGAATAGACCTGCAGGGAATGTTGATACTAGTAGGTTTGTCGATAAATTAAGTCTACCTTATGTATCGACCGAAAATACGCCCGCAAGAGCGTATTTAAGTCAAACTGCTGCAACAAGAAATACAAGTAATTTTGGTAAATTATATTCAGATAATTATAACAATCATTTAGTTATTAGTGGTTTTGACAAAACAGCAAAATTTGAATCCTTACTCTATACAGTTGCTAGTTCATTACCTGATTATTACGAACCAGACTTTGAGTTTTCAGAAGAAGACAACCTTAAATTCATCACAACACGAAATATTCGTGATTATATCCCAACCAACACCGGTGGGAACACAACGGAGCTAGATACTCGATTAAAAGTACTGGAAGCTAAAAATTGGGAAATTCACGGTCGTGGAATGCCAAACGGTGTAGTTACAGCACCTGTTGGAACAACTTATGTAGACGAGGCAGTAACTAACGGAGCTTTAAAATGGATTAAAAGACGAGGCAATGATAATCAAGGTTGGGAAGTATTAACGGGCGATACTGGTTGGAAAAATCTTACAATTTCTTCTAAATTGGGCGCCTCATTTTTAAAAGTTCGTAGAAAAAACGATACAGTATTTTATCAATTCGGAGGTTTATCGTGGGGCTGGTTCGGAATCGTTCGTAGAGGTGGAGCTGGATATGTTGTACAGCCGTCAGACCGTGAAAGAAACTGCTTTATTTTAGGTTTACAAGGTATTCCTTTAGGTTTCCGTTCAGAATCATCTTTAATCGGCGGAATATACAACGATAAAGGCGTACCTTATGGAACGTGGTATTTAGGTGGTGCAGGAGATAGCCATATGTTACGCTTCCAGTTTACAGACCCTGTGCCAACTGATAAAGACATTGGGGATATCCGAGTAAGTGCGATATCTTACTTGACAAATGACCCGTGGCCAACTAATTAGAAAGGAGGTGGAAATATATGATAAATTGGAAAGTACGTTTTAAAAACAAACACTTTGTTATATCTTTTATCGCTGCAATTTTATTACTTGTTAAACAAGTAGCAGCTTTACTAGGATATAACCTAGATATTGAATTATTCAACAATAATGTTAATGGTATTGTTGATACAGTATTTTTAATGTTATCATTGCTAGGAATAGTCAATGATGCAACGACACAAGGTTTTAGCGACAGTAAGCAAGCCTTGACATATAATGAACCAAAACAAGACTAGAAATAGTCTTTTTATTATGCGAAAAATTTTTTTAAAAATCCCTTGACTTTTTGTTGCGTGTAACATATAATAATAATTGTAGCATGCAACGATTAGAAAAGAGGTGAGATAATGAAAAGTAGAGCTGATTATTTCAGAAAACGTCGAAAAACACAAAAACAATTTAATGCAGCTATTGATAAAAAGAAAATAGAAGTCTTAGAAAAAATATTGAGAGAAAAAGGGCTGACAAAAGTTCAATGGTTAAATGAAAAAATCGACGAAGAAATAAGAATTTAAAATTATCATAAAAGATTAAAGCACTAAGATTAAGTTCTTAGTGTTTTATTTTATTCAAATTTAGGAGGAAAAAGAATAATGGTTAGAACAACAGATTTATTAAACGAAGCAACAAGAATAGCAAATTTAGGAATAGGTGTTGACCAAGACGGAGCATATGGGACACAATGTGTAGACTTACCTAACTATTTAAGCTCTTATTTCTTTGGTAAAACATTATGGGGAAATGCGATAGACTTGCTTAACAGTGCAGCAGCATTAGGATATAGAGTTGAGTATAACGTTGTAGGGGATCTTAACAGTAGACCAAAAGCTGGGGCAGTATTTGTGATGGATACAACATATACAGCCGGACATTCTTACGGACATACAGGGCTTGTAATTGAAGATTCAGACGGATATTCAATGAAAACTATTGAACAAAATGTTGATGGCAACTGGGATAGCTTATATGTTGGCGGGCCTGCAAGATATATATCAAGAGATTTTGAAGGTGTTGTAGGTTGGTTTTATTTCCCTGTAGACGATACACCAGCTAATAACCCAGTTACTACAGATGTACAGTCTCTAGATAGACCAAGAGTATTTACTGTTAAAGTTTCTAATTTAAATGTTCGCTCAGCTCCATCATTAGATGCTGAAGTTGTAGCAAGTTATGATGAGAATGAGGAATTTAACTATACTGAATATTGTTATGCTAATGGCTATGAATGGATTTCATACATCTCTAACAGTGGAGAACGTAGATATGTTGCTAGTATGGAACTAGAATCAGGAACTGACTACGGTACATGGAGATACTTGTAATTAAATATAATTAGTGATAATATATATATATATATAGATAAATATTTTTCATACTTTATTCCCTAAGCCCGGCTTAATTGCTGGGCTTCTTTTTTTATGTCAAATTTCCTTTTCTATAGAAATTTCTTAGAATTTCCGTTAAAAAATTAAAAAAAGTTTAAAATATCTATTGACTTTATACACAATATTGTGTATAATTTAATTGTAAGATAAATCAAAGGAGAATCAAAAATGAAAAAAGCAATAGAAGAGCTGCTTAACTCAGACCTAACCAGCTATAAGATCGCAAAGGAAACCGGAATAACAGTTCAACAGATTGATAGATATAGAAAAAATAATAAAGTTGGAAATATCACACTAGATAACGCACTTAAATTATATAATTACAAGGAGAGATTAGAAATGAAAAATTATGATAAAATGATGTTAGTAGTAAAAGAATTAGTATTAGATGAAGGTGCTTTTATATCATACTGGAAAGAGGATAATATCAATGATATTACTACAGTTTATTCTGTGGATGAGTTAAAAGCTCATTTAGGAAATTTAAATGATGATGAATTTGAAAAAATAGTAATTCAAGTGAATTTTGATAATCAAGAAAAAGATTACCAAATTACATTAAATGATTTTGATGCTGTGTATAACAAAAATGAATTTATCCTGGATTTACTACACAACACAAGATAATTATTTAAGCCCTCGTTATAGGGGGCTTTTTTCTGTAGGGAAAAAATAGGGAAAAACCTTCTTAATGGTTAAAAAAATCGATTAATTTCTGTATATTTTCTAATGTGTTATTAATAGGTTAAAGTATGCTCAAATTAGTTTATTTTTATGCTTTTTTAGGTGTTTTACTTTGTCGATTTTCGGTTACATGGTATAATTATATAATATACAATAAAACGCTGATAATCATTGATTTAACAGCGTTTATTTTTATTTTATTTTAGTTATAGGGAAAAAATAGGGAAAGCTTTTTCTAATTTGTTCTGAAGGTCTATTTTCATATTAGCAGTGACATGTGTATAAATGCTAAGTGTTATGCTAGTGTCAGAATGTCCTAACCTTTCAGATATAACTTTGATAGGTACTCCTGCCTCAATAAGCAAGGCTACGTGTGTATGTCTAAACATATGAGATGTTATATTTTGAATGCTTAAATGATTAAGTATAGTGTTGTAGTGGACTTGGAATATAAATTCATCACTGGATATAAAATCATAAAGGATACCTAACACATAATCAGATACTTCTATAGTTCTGATACTACTTAATGTTTTAGGAGCTGATATTTGACCGTTTCTCAACTTAGTTTTATTAACAGATATAGTTTTATTGTCAAAGTCTACATCTTTAGGAGTTAATGCTAATACTTCTCCGATTCTTAAGCCTGTATGTAGTTGAACTATAGCTACATTTCTTACTGTGTTGTTTTTTATTTTTTCTAAAATATTAGAGATTTCATCTTTTTCTAGATATTTTATCTTTTGTAATTTTTCAGCTTTTTCTTCTTTGGTAAGCTTAAACTCTAAATTGATATCAAAGTTTTTAACGTAGTATTTTTTTATAAACTTAAATAAGTTGTTGAACAGTCTAACCATAAATTTAATGGCTTCTGGAGAATACTGCTCCCTAAACTCAATCAGCATCTTTTCATATTTAATCTTGGTTATATTCTCTAACTTTTCATTATCATCTAATTTTTGTAAGTAAGATTTATAAATTGAATATGAATGATGAGTTAACGTAGCTTTTTTGAATTCCAGGAATTTTTCTTTATAAAATCCTAATGGTTTGTTAACAACTTCGGGATTTAATAGTTTCTCTATCTTTCCTTGTAATTCATCATATGCTTCTTTCTCAGTAGCTCTAGTTTTATTATTTTTAACAACGGATACACGACGTGTTTTTCCGTCGAGATCCTTGTATGATTGTATATATCTATATTTACCATTATGGGTTATTTCTCTATACATAAAATACACATCCTTTCTTGATTAGATGAGATGTGTATGATATACTATTTGTATTAAGTCTTGTGTATACCATACACATTCTATGAACTCACAACTCTTGGCGGGGGTGTGAGTTTTTTGTTTTGTCTAAACTAGTTAGATTCGACCAGTTTAGTTTTTGTTTTTTTCCGCATAGAATTCGATACGTATAAAAAGAAAAAAGGTATCTATGGAAAACCATAAATACCTTAGCAGAGCCGGTTAAAAACCTCTCTGAAAAATGTTACCAGTAGAGCCTATATTTTCATATACCTCTAAGATACTTTTATTATATTATAAATGTTATGGTTTGTCAATTTTATAGGTTGTTAAATTTCTTATAAGGTCAGTTTCTAATATTTTTAAAATTCTATCCGATAATCTTATTTTCCCTATAGGGTCTAAAGGATTAATAGGTTTAAAAATTCTAAATTTACTAATAGTTGTTATTGCTTGCACATTAGCAAATGTATTTTTATTATATTTAAGATAGAACTCTGCTATTTCTTTTGAATAATCTTCGTCCTTTTTTATTAATAACTTAGCTTCGTCAATTTTTAAATTACCAGTTTTACCGTGTCGTTCCGCTAAATCATTAATTAAAAGTTGAACATCCATATCTTTTGGATAATACACTCCTGGTTTTTTTGTTAATGGATTAGTCTGAAGATCAAAAATAGCCGTTAGAAGTCTATTCCTTTCTTGAATATCTTTTACTGTTTGGTCAAAAAATTTATAAATCATATTCTTATCCAAATTTATAAAATTTTTCTTTTTTTTGGAGGTAAAAGGAATTACAGTCAGTGTTCCTTTCTTAGGATTATCTTTATTGTCCATAACTACACAAAAATGAGGATGTGAAAATTCATTCCCTATTCCTGTTCCAAAATCAACAAAGATTATAGAACCTTTTTTATATCGTTTGAAGCTTTTTGTGTTGTTATTATTATCATCTCTTAATTGTTTGGCTCTAAATATTTCGGAAGATGCTAATTTTTCAAATTTTTTATTTCTTGGACTATTCGCAACACTAATCAAAATATCTCTAGCTCTGTTTAGTTTTTTCTTATTATCAATATCATAATTGGATTTCATTTTGATATCACTCCTTTCTTTAATATTTTTGACGTAATTCAACTACTTTTCCTAATATCACAACTGGTTTAGTTTGAATATCTTCTAATGAATAAAACATAGGGGGATATTTAGGGTTAGTAGATACCAACATAATTCCGTTATCTGTTTTTTCAAGTCTTTTGCACGTTGCATCATCTCCGTTAACTAATACAATTACTGTATCTCCACTGTTAGCATCTGATTGTTGTTTTACAATAACAACATCACCGCTTTCCATTCTTGGCTCCATGCTATCACCTTTAATTTTTAAAGCAAAGAATTCACCTTGATTCTGCCATGATCGAGGAATTTCCTCATAGTCTAATATATCCTCAACAGCTGAAATAGGTATTCCTGCTGCTACTGTTCCTAAAACTGGGATTTTGACTCCTTGTGAGTTCGTGTCTTCTTTCACACCTAATAGAAAATTAGGAGTAGTGTGCAGTGCTGAAGCAAAATCACCTATTCTGTTAAGAGGTAACTCTCTTGTACCATTAAAATATCTTGAGATAGCAGATTTAGCTATTCCTACTCTGCGTGCTAGTTCACTCATTGACATATTTTGTTCTGCAGTCATCTTTTTTACTAGTTCTACTACTTCTCTATTACTATTCATTTTTAATTACCTCCTATTTTCATAATTACATTATAACATTGTTCCCATTTGAACACAAGAATTATAATAAAAAAACATTTATTATATTTTTTTAAAAAAAGTGTTGACAAATAAGAACAAGTTTGTTATTATTAAAGTGTACTCGATAGAGAACGAATAAAAGAAAGGAGATATCATGAAATTAGATGTAAAAAGATTAAAAGCAGAAAGAATTGCTAAAGGTTTATCTCAAGAGGATATGGCATATCTTATGGGATGGAAATCGAGAACGCCCTATGTTAAAAGGGAATTAGGCATAATTGATATAGGTGTGGATGAATTTTTAAAAATGATAAAAATTCTAGGTTACACTGAAAATAATATATCTATTTTTTTTAAAGAAGATGTTCTCGAAAGAGAACAAAAGGAGTAATGAACAAATCAATTGAACTCCCTTGTTTTTAAGAGAGAAGAAAGGAGGAGTGGTGGATGGAGATAAAAACTGAAACTATTATAAATGGAAATAATGAACTTGTAGATGTTAAATACACAGAAGCTAATACTCATGATAAATTTTCTCTTAAAGAAGAAGAACCAATTAGAAATGAGATTATTAATGTTTTAGCTAAACATAATCTTCCTTATTGGAAAGCTAGAAAGGTTTTAGAAAGAACTACAGATTTTCTAGTTAAAGAATCTGTAGTCCAAGAGATTATTTAAAGTTATTAACAAGTGTAATTGCAGCTTCTCTAATGGCTGTATCTAATGGTTGATTAGTAGGATGAGAACCTGAAGAATAAAATAAATTTTTGGGAAAATCAGTTTTAAGTGTTTCATTAACTGTAGTAACTTTACCAAAAGAATCTATATATTCTAACGTTAGGATAATATCATCTTCAAATGAATCTGAGATATTTGTTGAGAATTTTTGACCTGGTGCTATAAATGAACCAATTACAGATTTCATTTTAAATTTTTCATTGAATTCATCTAGTTCAGAATAAAATTTTAAATTTGTTATCCTTGCTGGTGTTTTACCAAAATTCTTAATTACTAGATTTTTCTGAAATGATAAACCATTTATAATTTCGATGTAAGGTGTAACAACAGGTTTTGTTGCATTATATATGGATTTCTTTGTTAGAAATAAATTTACAGTAGAAATAATTACTGATATTACCGATATTGCTATTGGAATTATGATTATTAAATAATCAAATGTTGTTCTTTGCATATAATTTACCTCCTTTGAGGTAATTATAACACAAGAGAGAGGAGGAGTGAGGATGGAAATAAAGAAATTAATTTTTTTAGATGATACTTATATAGAAAATTGTACTTTATCTCACGATATTCCAAAAGAAATAGCCGAAATATCAAATAGTTTCGTGAAAATAACTACTGATAAATCGACTATTCAATATGTAAATTTAGATTACATACAACTAATTATACCTAAGAATTTAAAAGTTATTTCTTCTTAGATGTCTTAGTTTGTGATAAAGCACTGCCTGCTACTGATTTAGAAATTTTACTTGATCTACCGTCACGTAATATTTTACTAGCTTTAGTGGCAACACTTTTAGATGTTTGTTTTTTATTTACCATATATAAAATACCCCCCTTTCAAAAGTATTAAGTATTTCAAAGAAAAGGTTTAGTAGTAGAATTAAATTTCCGGGAAATACTCAAATAAATTATAACATAATAGTAAAGAAAGGTAAAACATTTATGAAAGAGTTTTACAATGCATTTAAAGAACGTTTAGAAGAAAAGAAAATGTCAGTGTATAAGCTGTCAAAAGAGACAGGAATATTTCAGCAAACATTATACGCTTTAATTAATGGTAAAACATTGAACCCTAGGCTAGACCATGCGGTTAAAATAGCAAAGGTATTAGATATCGACTTAAACAAATTGAAAGAAGGTGATTAAAATGCAAGAAGTTTACGACGCTTATTCAGATAAAATAAAGAATCCAGATCATTGGGTTAAACGAACTATATTACGTAAAATTTTAGAAATGGACAAATCAAAAGATAAGTTCAATAAATTTATTAACGAAATAGAAGGACTTGATGATTCATATTTATATATTCAGGGGACTTTAAAATCGAATACAACTTTTAATAAAGTTAGAATTTATAACTATATTAATCAAAAAAATAGAGAGAAGGAACGACAAAATGCTCAAAAGAAAAATAAAGAAAGATAAATTAAACGTGATTTATTGGACAATCGCTGTGATTAGCATGTGTTTCTTAACATTGACAAATATCGATTGGCAATTGATAGGCGGGATAGCAACCGGATCAATAGCGATGATTCAATTTTTATTTGATAAAGATTTTGCTAAAAAATATTTTAATTAGGAGGAATGTATGAACAAGTTTAAAAAATTATTATATAGAAGAGGATTTGAATTAATAGATGACTTAAACGGAGAGTTACCTGTTAAATCTACAGTCCATAGTGCAGGTGTTGATTTTATAGCTAGTCAAGATATTGTGATCCCTGCATTTAGATTTAAAGGCGAAGCAACACTAGTGCCAACGGGATTAAAAGCATTTATGCCAAAGAATGAATGTTTATTAATATTTGCAAGAAGTAGCTTGCCGGTTAATCGTGGATTAGTAATGAGTAACGGTGTAGGAGTTGTAGATTCAGATTACTATAACAATCCAAAAAATGAAGGTCATATATTGTTAGAGTTTAATAATTTAACAGACAAACATTTAACAATAAAAAAAGGCGAAAGAATTGGACAAGGTATTTTTTATAAAGTGCCTAAAGTAAGTTATGGAGTTAGATTAAAAGGAGATAAGCGTGGTGGAGGATTTGGAAGTACAAATAAAGAATAATTTTAGTGAAAAACAAAAGGAAATGTTAACGCATATAAAAGATTATGGTGTTAAGGTAGAACCTTATGTAAAAGAAAAATTTCCAACAGGATTTGAAAGTTATGAATTATTTGAAGTACTAGCAGAATATTTCACTCACACAGCTAAACTATTAAAACAAAAGTATTTAGAAGAGGAGTGTTAGCTAATGAATATTCCTAATTTCAGAGCATATGTTGATAAAAAAATGTATAAAATTATTGGTTGGTACGGTGATTATATCACATTAGGAAGAAAGTACGAAAGTAGATATATTCAATCAATCAACGTTAAGAAAAATGATGTAATCATCATGTATGGAAGTGATTTAAAAGACAAAAAAGGAAATGAAATATTTAGTGGGGATATTGTTAAAAACACTGATAAAGATATTGGAATAGTGAGATATAAAGACGGTTCTTTTGAAGTAGATTTTAAGCAGTATATCCCAGCTCAATTAGGATTGATAAATGATGATTTAGAGGTAATTGGAGATATCCATAGAAATAAAAAATTACTAGATAAGATTATTAATAATAATAAAAAAGTTATTTGTTTAAATAACGTGGAAAAAAGGATTAATAAAAAAAGGAAAAGAACGTCTAAATAGACGTTCAATGATTTAACTATATTATATAGTAAATTGAGTTAAATTGCAAGAAAGGAGTGTAAAAAATGAATATATGGCTTATGGACGAACAGCCTGTAGTAGTAGATAGAGGACTAGCAAGAATTATAGGTTTCTCAGAAGCTGTTGTTATTACTCAACTTCATCAATGGATCGAATATAACAAGAAGCATAAGAAAAACTATAAAGATGGTTACTACTGGACATACGGTTCAATGAAACAATGGCATGAAGAATATTTTGATATATTAGGTTCTGTTAAAACACTCAGAAGAGTTTTTAAAACACTAGCAGAAAAAGGTTATTTAATAGTAAGTAATTACAATAAATTAAAATTTGATAAAACATGTTGGTATAGAGTAAATTACGAAAAATTTAATTCACTTAAAAAGGAATATCGAGATGGACAATTTGACCACACTGAAAAAGACAATTTGACCATATCAGAAGTGGACAATTTGACCATATCAGAAGTGGACAATTTGACCACACCTATACCAAATAATAAAAATATAATAAAAAATAATAATATATCATCTCATTCATCAAATAATAATATTATATATAGCGAGCAAATGCTTGATAATGATGAGCGAGTGATTGAAGAGGCTAAAAAGAATATTAGTTCTCGGAAGAAGTACAACACACAGTACTTCAAAGATAGCTTTGGATATTCCCGAGTCAGTAAGAATAAAAGAGTAGAGCTTGATAAATGGATTAAGTATGCAGTTGATATTTGTTTAATGCCGCCTGATACAAGACTTCACATAGGAAAACAGAGTGTAAAAGCTAGTGAGGTAGTAGAGAGATTAACGAAGTTAAGGCATGAACATATTAATTATATTTTTTCTAGATTAAGTCAAGTTAAGTATCCTACAAATCATCAGAATTATATGTTAGCAGTCCTATTTAATGCTAAAGATCAATACGAGAGTAGTATTTCAACATTTACAGGAGGTAAGACAAATAATATTCCTGGTAAATACGTTGTACCTGTCCCTGATTATTTAAAAGATAGGATATCAGGCAAGAGTAAAACAAAGGAGGAAAGAGTAGTTACTGATGAAGACGAAGAAGCATATAAGAAAATGATGAGTGAATTATCAAAAGGAAAAGAACGCAATGATGTTTAGTGATAATTTCTAACAGGAGGTTATCAATTTGGAATTTGTAGAACCACTTAGAACACAAGAGGAACTAGATGCAATGAATTATTATTTTAAAAGCAGGAGTGAGCGTGATTACTTACTTTACTACATGGGAATAAATGTAGCTTTTAGAATTAGTGATTTATTAGGATTAAAGGTTGGTGATGTAAGAAACAGGGATAAGATAAGAAGACGTGAAATGAAGACTGGAAAGTTAAGAGAGATGGTTGTATTACCTAAATTAAAGCGTGTATTAGATGAATATTGCATGGATAAAGAAGATGAAGAATACCTGTTTAAATCGACACGATATAAGAACTCTAACAGACCAATCACAAGGACGCAAGCTTACAGGATACTCAAGACTGGAGCTAAAGAGTGTGGGATAAAGAATATAGGTACACATAGTTTTAGAAAAACGTTTGGTTATCATTTTTACAAAGAAAGTAAGGATGTAGTAACACTTATGAAATTATTCAATCATCATGATCCTAGTATTACATTAAGATATATAGGAATAGAACGTGATGAAATGAGTAAAGCTGTTAAAAAATGGGGTGGTTTATAGATCTCATTTTAAAAATAAAATCTACTATGTTACCAATAAGGGAAACATTACATAGGTAAAAATACAATATATTTAAAATACTGGTAGCAGTAAGGTTTGAGGATATTAACTAGATGTAACACTTTATAAGATATGATACATATTTATATTATAAATTAATCACTCACTCATTCATTCAAAATATAAATTAAGGAGAAGAATTAATGATTAATAACGTAGTTTTAGTAGGAAGACTAACAAGAGATTTAGAATTAAGATACACTACATCAAATAAAGCAGCTGTTAATTTTACATTAGCGGTCAATAGAAACTTTAAAAATGAGAGAGGAGAGTTTCCAGCAGATTTTATAGGTTGTACTGCTTACGGGAAACAAGCAGAGAATATGGCACGATTTTTAAACAAAGGAAGTTTGATTGGTGTAGAGGGTAGAATTTCTACAAGGAATTATCAAGGGAAAGATGGGAAAACAGTATATATTACAGAAGTAATTGCAGATAAAGTTAATTTCTTGGAGAGTAAAAAACAAGGTAATAACAATCAACAAGGATATTCAGAAGCAAGCAATGTTACTGATTTCTATGATTTCAACAGCGAGTACAATCCATTTATGGAACAATAATTAATATGTTTTCTTGGGAAGGATAGAATAAAAAATGGGAAAAAAGAAAATCATTAGAAATAATTTCAGTATAACAAAGCCTGGGCAGAAGAAACTGACAAAGCGAGAAGCAATAGATTTAACCATAAGTGAAATAGAAGATAGCTACACTAAAAGGTTAAATACAGAAGTTAATTTAAAAGTAGCAGATTTCATTGGTGACTTTTGTTTAGCGTTAGCATGGAGCTTAAGAAATAATCATAATTATGGTGCTAAAAGAATTGAACGTACTATTAGAGAATTATTTGAAGTAGTAAGTGATGCGAAAATGAAAGAAGTTGGACAGATACTATTTGACATGAGCGAGATTAAAGACCAGCTTTTAGTTGAAACTGGATTAGATATAGAGCCTGTAATAGTAGAAGAAGTTAACAAACATTTAACAAGGGTAAAGGAGTTTAAGGAAAATGAATAAAGTCGTAACTATTAAAGAAATGATTGAAACTATTAAAGAAAAAATGAACTGGAGCGAAGCTATTTTAGCAATCGAGCTAGGAGTAGATTCACAGAATTTATTAGCATGGAAAAGAGGAAGAACGCCACGATCTAAAAACTATAAAAGATTAAAAGAAATATATGAAAGTTTAAATAAAGATGATAAAGAAGATGAATTATCGTTGAAGTTTAAACAAACAGAAAATAATATATTAGAAGCACTTTTTGATGTAAATAATAATTTAAAAGAATCACAAGAAACTCTTAGTATAGCACGCAGAAATTTTTCTTTTGCAAATATTGAGGTTAAAGCATGGGAAAATAAAAAGAATAAGTTGGAAAGGAAATTAAAAGAAATAAGAAAAGAATGGGAGAAAAACAATGCTTAAAAACGCTAAAAGAGTAGATGTTATAGAAACCACAGAAGATAAAATAGAAAGCTACATAGAAGCGTATAAAAGAGGAGAAATAATTGACCTACCTCCACTAGAAGAGAACGAAGAAATAAAAGAAATCAGTATTATTGGTGGGACAGCTATTATTTACGTTGATGACGTAGGAGGAGAATATGGCAAGAAATAAATTAATAGATCTAAACAATCATTTGTTTGAAGCATTAGAAAGAATTAATGATGAAAACTTAAAAGGAGAAAGTTTACAAGAAGAAATAGCTAGAGCTAAGACTATTACAACTATAGGGAATACGATTATAAATAATGCAGGCTTAGCATTAGAAGCAGAGAAATATAAAAATGACTTTGGTAAAGGAGTTTCCTTGCCATTAATGATTGAAAATGCGAAATAGTGGAAGTTTTAAAAAAGGACATATTCCCTGGAATAAAGGCATAACTGGGTACATGGGAGCTAACAGAACAAGCTTTAAAAAAGGACATACACCAGCACGTTTTAGAGAATTGTATTCTGAAAGAACAAGTGTAGATGGAATAGTTGAAATAAAAGTAGAAAGAAATAAATGGATATCCAAACATAGATATGTATGGGAACAACATCATAATAGAAAAGTCCCGAAAGGTAAGGTGGTGATATTTCTAGATGGTAATAAAACTAATTTTGAGATAGATAATTTAAAACTAATATCTAGAGGAGCATTATTAATCTTAAATAGAAAATATAGACACATACTAAAAGATAAAGAATTAATGAGATCATGTGTTGATTTAAGCGAATTAATATACGCAATAGGTAAGAGAAAGAAAACAGAAGAGGATGAAAACTAATGTAGATAAGCTAATGAGAGAGAAAGAAATAACTAACAAGGAGTTAGCAACATTAACAGGATTACATGTTAAAACAATACGTGAAGTACGTAAGGGATTAACAGCAACAAGATATAGTACATTAAGAAAAATATATAAAGTATTAAAGGAGATTTAAAACAATGATTAAAAGAGTAATAAAAATTGAAACAACAAAAGAAATGGTGGCAAATGATATTAATGAATTAATTACAGGAAGTGACATAGATCAAGAGCCATTAGGGGATAATGAATATGTAGTAGATGTTCAAGTTTTAAATGTAAATGAAACAATAACAGCATTAGTTAAGATAGGAGAGAAATAATGGATATTAAAGAATTAGGGCTTGAGGTAAAAGAAAGCCGAATAGAAGGAATATTAAGAGAAATAAAAGAAGAGATAGCAAAAAAAGATATAAGATTTATAAAATTATCAGATATTCACGGAAGAGACATTTATATCAATACTAATGAGATTATATCGATTCAAGAAGATAGTGAAGATATAGATAAAGGAACGATAACAAATATTACGGCAAGATGGGGGATGTTATTAGTATTAGCAACACCTGAAGAAGTAATAGATGCTATTAAAAAAGCAGCAGTATAGAAAATTGCACGGAAAGTATGGTTATGATTTACAACTTAAAAATTATATTTACAAATAGAGAAACGCTTAATGAATTGGTGGATGAAGAAACAATAAGAGACTTAATAGAACTTTACGAGTATACAAAAGATAAGGAATTCTTATTTGTAAGTTTTAAAATTAAAGGTATTGAAATCAATGTTAAGGATATAGATAAACTTTATTGTACAGAATGTTAAAAAGAAAGGTTAGAGAGAATGGGTAGAGTATATACAGTGGATGATGCAAAATTCTTTTTAGAGAATTATAAGAATATACAAATGGAATGTAATGATTTTCTTTTAAATGCTTATCAACCAGGAGATAAAAATGAAGTTAGCGCCCAAAAAACTGGAAGGGAAAACGAAAGAAATATAATAAAAAAATTAGATAACAAGGTATATCAAGAGAATAAAAGAATAATTAAGTGTATAGATAAATTCTTAAAATCACTTAGTCCTGAAAGTTATAGAATAATATACGCCAAGTATTTCACGAGAATGAGAAACTACGATATTGCTAACAAATATCATATGGATATTTCTACAGTTAAAAGGAAAGTAAGAAAGTCTGTTGAAGGATTGGTAAAACTTTTAAATAATTTTTAAAAAGTTGAGCCCAATGAGCCATTTTTATGTGATAAAATGGTAGTGTGAGAAGTTTAACGGAGGAGTTAAGGTACGGTTGATATTTTTCTCTTTTAAAATTTTTAGTTAATACAAATTACAAATTTCTTTTAATTGCTGGTTATAAAAAGAAATTAATGTGGAACACGCAAAAAGTGTTATTGAATTCCTCCGTTAAAACTTACTTAATAAACAAATTAAAAGCACTTTGATCGGTGCTTTTTTATTTTGTATAAATATTAAAATACCCCCCTCCTCATAAAATTTAAAGGAGGCTTACAAAATAGGGGGTAGGCAAGGAGAATAACATGAGGCTTGATAAGACCGGTACTCACCGTACCGCATTTGATAAAAACAAACAGAGACTACTAAAGACACAAAACTGTTGTGGAATTTGTGGTAAGCCTGTAGATAAATCAATTAAATGCCCCGACCCTTTAAGCCCAGTGATTGACCATATAATCCCCGTAGCTAAAGGCGGACATCCTTCAGATTTAGACAACTTACAGTTAGCACACTTCTATTGTAATAGACAGAAATCAGATAAGCTGTTTAGTAAAGAAAAAGAGATTAAGGAAGATGTAATAGGTAACAGAAACTTACCAAAACTGTTAGATTGGATGAATTACAAGGAAAAATAACAAAAAATGCTTAAAAAACAGCAAAAAAACGTAAAAAAAGCTAAAAATTAGCAAAAATAAGGAAAAAATGAACAAAAAGCCTAATTTATCAAGGTTTTTAAAAAATTTAAAAATTGAAACATTGATTTAAAAAGGTTTATGGGGGGTGAGACCCTCCCCACGGTTTCGGCTGACC